AACCGCAGAAGTGTTATTTGTTTCGTCGCAAACTACGCGGAAATCTGTGATACCACGTCGACCTTGGACCTCACGAAGGAAAGGTTCAATGATGTTAACAAACTCAGCACGAGTAAACTCGTCGTTGAATTCAAACAGAACATTTCGTGCAGCAAGTGCAATAGCTCTCTCAACAACCAAGAACAATCTACGAACATTGATTCTATCAAACGCTGATGGGCGTAGAAGACCTGTCTTGTCACCAAAAAGCAGCACACCTTGGCCAGGAAGGTTGGCTATTGGGTTGACAGACGCTTTGTACAGAGTATCGCGTTGCGCTTTTGATGGTGTATAAGCAAGGCTTGTAACACCAAGATATGCACCACGGCGCGCACCAGCTGGTGAGAACCAAGGAGCTGCGTTTGTATCTGTAGCTGCCATCAAACCTGCTGTTGACGATGCTGCTGGAATGAACACATACTTGTCATTGTATTTGTCATACACTTTCAAATAGTTGTTATCTGCAAACAAGTAAGAGCTGTTTGTGTAGTCAAACACTGTTGATAGAGTGTCTGCAACAATATCTGCTGAAGCGTTATTAACAACAGCATCACGGTTAGGAGAAGTTACTACAACACAATCTTTGCGAGCAGTCGCAATAGAGATCAAATCGTTAACAACTGTGACATGGTTTGAATCGGTATTTAAACCTGGGGCAATTAAGAAGTCAACTGTAATAGTATCTTTGTCTGCAAGTAGAGCGTTGGCCGCTAGGTAATCGCCAGTTGTTAATGCACCACCATCTTTCCCACTATCTAGTGAGAATGTAATAATAGCGTCACCAACCACAGTGCTATGGAAGTTATCGCCGCTATCAATTGTTGTTCCAACAGCAGAATCAAACAATGAACCCGTTGTACCAAAGCTAGCCATCCTAATGTAGTTTGACTTTTTGTTGATAACGTCTTTTACATAGTTAGTTGTGCCATCTGCTAATTTAGCATTTGTGCCAACTGATAAAAACGGGAATGTTTCAAGAACAGTTCCTCTAGTACCAGAAATTAAACCATCTTCGTCAACAACAACTAAGTGAATTTCGTCGTTTTTAGCATTTCTATCAAAAGCAAAATCTGAGGTACTTGGTGAACCATCGAAGTATGATTTGAAAGCCCAGTCTGAGAAAGATGAATCTGTTAGAACAAAGGTTCCACTTGAGTCGCGACCCGAAGGGACGCAGATGGACATTTTCAAGCTATTACCTAGTGCACCAGGATGTTTAGCAATAAACACTTGCTTATCGCTATCAAGATTTGCTCGTGTAGTAGTAAAATTTGTGTCATTTTTGACAAGCGGTGCAGCTTTTAATGGTCTACGTGGATAACGAGCGTTTGTCGCACCACCAGCGCCCGCGCTGTCATCATCAATTGCCCTAACAACTTGAAGGTTGTTTGAATATTTTAAGAAGTATGCGGTTGATAAGAAATCAACTGCGTTTGAATCGTTTGGAGTACCAAAGGTCGCAGCCAGAGTCGATTCAGTATCGACTTGAGTTGCAACTTCTACAGGACCCCAACGAAATTTACCAACAATTGCGCCAGTAGTTGATTGTACGTTGGGAACAACGCCAGATAAATCGACTTCTTTTACAACAATCGCTGGTGATTCAGAAGGAGTGAATAATGCCATGACTGTTTCCTTTTCCAGTGTTCCAATAATAAGTTAACCATAATACGGTTATTTTCAATTACTGTTATTTATAACAATCAATAATTAACATATGTGTTCCATTGTTCCGCACGCCAGTCCTTATCGACTGACCAACCACTCTTTGGATCGACTATTGGTTCAGGATCAGGATCAGATCCATCGTCTATAAAACCAAATGGTACAACATCGTCTTCAATGTGTCTCATTTGTTGTTCAAATAAGAATTTCTTAACATTAATATCAGTCATATCACCAAATGCTGATAGACCAGTAAAATAACCAAACAGTACTAGATTCATCATAAGATCATCGTGATTTCCATCAGCGGCTTCATACGATTGACCTTTAGCGACAAATGTAGATATCTCAAGAATTGTATTACGATCAACAATCTCAAGTTTACCACCTTCGATTAAGTCTTTTATGTTTGAGCAGCCAAGTCTTTTAACTTTGCGGTCCATTGTAATACCAAGACCAGTTGCCTTTACCGCAGACTGCACATAAAGATTTTCATACTCATAGTCATAATACATTCCATTACAAACAACCCCACCTTGGTCATTGTTCTCAATTAGAACCCAAGCGTTGTTATATGCCTTAGCATATTTGTGAATGTAATCTGGAAATAGAATAGGCGATACTTTATTGTTTTGATAAGTGGCAACTTGCTTGAAAGGTTTCTGTGTAATATCAATAATATTGAATGTAGAATAGTCACCACCAACTCCTTTAGCAACGTCAACGGCCATAACATAATCATGGTCTTTTTTAACTTCTTCGTAGATTCTAACAGTTCTATCTTCTAGTATTCTAATAGGCTCGGCCATCTTCAATTTCATCAAAGATTCACCACCGATTAGTGTGTCGCCTGTTCCAAAGAATGTGTTACCAAATTCTTGGTCAAACTGTAGCTGAGAAGTGTTTGCAATTGTTTGCAGTTTCCATTTTTCATCACGCCCTGGGACGTCCCACCAATCAACACGGAATGGTTTGAATTCGTTCGTTCCTTGTATTGCACCTTCCCAAATTTTATGATACATGTTTCCAATACCATTCGCTGTAGAAGTGATGATAACTTTGGTGTTGGATCCTGATGTAATAACGGGATAGGTTGAAGTGTAGAATGTTGCAGCGTCTTCAACGAATGCAAACTCGTCCAAGTATAGTAGGTTAACAGACATACCACGAATTGATGCGCCAGATGTCGGCCGTGCAACAATACGACTGTTGTTTGAGAATTCAATTGAACCTTTGTTCAGAACTTTTGTCCCCGGTTGTAGGAAGAACGGAAGGTTTTCAAGCATCAGTGTGATACGACCTAACATCTCGCGAGCCGTTTCGCCTTTGTTAGCAAGGATAGCAATTGTTTGATCAGGGTGAAACACAGCGTTCCACAATAGATACGCGACTGAACTGATTGATTTGCCAGACTGGCGACAAGCGAGAACACATGTGAATCGTTCATTGTTGAAATGCTCGAACATCTTTTCTTGATATGGGTACAAATCAAATGGGACCAAACCTCTGTCAAGGTTAATCACCTTACAGTATGTTCTAGCAAAGTATGCTGGGTCTTGAGAGCATTTAACGTATTCTTGAATCTGATCTTGAGTAAATCCTATAACAGCCCCATCACGTTTTACGTTTGGGTTACTCCTATAGAATAGTTCTATATTGGACATATTATCCATTCGGTGTCACGTCTTTCATTTTGTCAATCAACATCTTCTGCAATTCTACGGTTGATCCAAAAAATACATTGGTTGTTGCGTTTGGAATTGCTATTGGGGCGTCAGACTTAGCGAACTCTTTTTTCTTTTTATGAAGATCAATTAAATTGCCGTTGACGTCAGCAAGTGTTTTCATAATTGTTGACAACACCTCAAATGCACGGGGATGTTCAGTAGCTGTAGCAACACCAATCATTTCATCCATCGCTTGAGATCCTTTAGCTAAGATATCGTGATAGACTTGTCTTGCATATTCAAAATCATTATCTGCTGAATCGGTCATGCGCTATCAAAAACTCCATAAATTGTAGTCGTAAAGCCATAGTCACTATCCGCAAATATAATTGCTGGATCAGAAGTAACGTGAATGCTTTCAACAAGTTGATCCGAATCTTTCATACCGTTATCAATTTGATGAAGATCAATAATAGCCTTTTTAATGATCTTGCCAGTTGAAGATCCAGCATAAAAACTAATTTTCAATTCAAAATCTAATGTGTAAATAATTGTTCTACGGGCTTCAACAGATCCCTCATAGTCATCACTAAACGAAATGCTGTTTAGTATTAACGGCACATCTTCTTTTATTGATGGAAAGTCCACAAGCGGTTTGATTGTTAGAGTGTATTGCGGGCTAAAGAATGGAATGATCTGTTCAACAACTTGCAATGCATCATCGTGAGATTTAGCATAGATGTTTAGTTGAAATCCAACATTGTAAGGTGCTGGTGTATAAATCTTTGTTCTGTTGACTGCGGCCGTTCCAAGATAGTTGACATTGTTTGTCTTTACCAATTGTCTTGTCGGATCATATGCAATTGATATAATCTCAAAAGACATTCTTGGCAGCTTCACTGCGACCTTGCTATCAGTATCTAGATCTGGGTTCTCAAGCAACCGTTCCATATACTTACGCTTTGGAGCATATGACAGAGGAACTTTAATTGTGCTAGATCCATTACCATTTGATAATGTGCGCATGATATAGATATTGTTAAACATTGTTCCAAACAATGCTACACTCTTTCGAATCGTCTGATTATAGAAGTACGTTCCAAACATTAATTGCTCTCCGCAGTGCCAAATGGGTTGCTTTCTGTGAAGTCAATAAAGTCGTTGTTGTTACTGAAGTCTTCATTCTGAGCACTTGCTTGGTTCAACTGTTCATCAATAGATGTTACCAATCTACGTAGAGTGTTACCATCACTATCCAACGATGTAACAATTCTAGATATGACGAACTCATGGTAATCACTATCGTTAGATCCCACATGCGCGATCTGTAGAATGTTGTCAGAGTCGTTGTATTCTACAATGTCAGCAGACATAATAACACCAGATGATAGTGTCTGAGAAACTGTGTTACCAATTATGAATCCTTTAGCTGACGAGTCTTGTAGCGTCAACTTAACAACATAACCGATTTGTTCAATTGCGTCAATCGTTTGAATATTTGTATCAAAGTCTTCATCATTGTATTCAAATTTCTCACAACGCAACTTATATGTTGGCAAGTTACTCAATTGATAAAATGGCAGCTCGTGTTCAACATGCATAATTTCAAACATACTGTTGCTGAGTGTTAAGTATATTAGATCACCTTCACGGGGACGAACAGAATTAATCTCGTTGTCATATCTCTTAACAGTTTGGTTCCATCGGCGTCTTGCTACAATGAATGTTGCTTGGTCTCTCAGCTCGACACCAAACTTGGTCATTAGATCGCCTTCACCATCAAAACCATCGATGTTCTCAATATACATTTCAATCTTGTATGCTGAGTTGAATCTTGATGGAATATCGTCACCAAAAATTGGATCTTTGTTAACAATGTCACGAGGAAGATAATACACGTCTTGGCCATACATCTTCAAAGACTCGATGACAATGTCTTCGAATAGGTTCTGTTCAGATTTAACTTTTTGGCTAAAATATATGTTAGTCGCCATTAAACTTTCCTAACCGACCCATCGTGTTGTACATGGTATGCTTCAAATCCAATTTTTGGATATTGTTTCTGCAAAGACTTAAACATTGTAATATTGGACAACGCATCATCAAAGAACCTTACACGAGCATACTTACCGCCTCTAAGGTATTTATGGAACAAAAATCTTTTGTTTTTTGCACTAGAGTTTTTAGATCCCATATTACCAGCACGTTCAATATAAACTTTGCTAATATCAACTCCATGATCTTTAAACGTTTGTAGAAAAACATTCTTATCATCAAAGTCAGCACGGGCAGTCATAATGATAACTTTAGATCCAGTTTTATTAGCATTTGATATAATAGCTTTAGCTTTTTCTATCATTTTAATAATAGGCTTGGATGTTTTTCTAAAATTATCTGCATCTTTAAACTGACCAAAATCAAATGACTCGCCAGTTTTTAACTTGTAAACATTATATTCTTTATTCGTTAAAGATTTAATTTCTTTGCCGTCTTTGATTACTTTTATCATAGCAAAAGTATGGAATAGCGTGTCATCAATATCAAATACTGTTAACCCAATTCCTTCTTTAGCTTCTGCAATGAATTTTTTAAAAGAGTCCACAATTATCCTACAAAGAAATCAATGGGCATTTCATGGGCAGATCGCATATCTGTCATGATCGTTTCAATCTCGTTTGTTGCATCTTCGTAGAACTGACGGCCGTTCAGTGTAACGCCACCTGGCAACTGCATACCTTCAAACTTCATTAGGTTCATGCCCCACTGTTGTTTAATCAAAGCAGTTGTGTAGTCCTTCATAAAAGTGTCACTCCATACAGAACTGTATGTGGTGGCATTAATTTTTGTCATTACTTCAGCAACAACATAATCATTTTTTTGGATATCACCATCAGTAAAATCACCATCGATGTATAGTCTATTCTGGCGGCGAGAAAAACGAATTTGTGGTGTCCCATTTAGTTGCATATCAATCAATGAAATATATTGATTAATCTGCTCGTGATAAGCAAGGTCACCGATATAATTGTGCATACTTGTGATATCGTTCAACATCATTTGATACTTAATATCAAACATACCACGCGATGTTCCAAGCCCAGAGCTAATCGGAAACAACTTTGTTACATAGATGATGTTGGGGTCTAAAGTAATATAACCACTGTTAATATTTGAGTCCGTTATCTGATGCTGCAGATATGTTCTCAACGTGCCTTCTGAGTGGTAGTCGTGATACTTTGACAAAGCATCATCCACTTTATCTTCGATCTGATCTGGATCAACGTTGACGTCAATTACTGGCGATCCTAGACGGCGGAGGCAATAGTCTATGAGGTTCTGTCTTGATGCTGGAATTGCCATGTTGTTTTCCTATACTGTTTCCAGTATTTATACTTATGTACTAGGACTATAAATTGTTTTAAGTACGGCTCCAACAGAGTTGTATATAATTAGAGATGTAGCTGAGCTAAATTTAC